TTAAACTGTGGCATAGAAGCAATAAGCTTTTGAAGCCTTTCGTGTGCTTGAGTTCCCTGTGCCATATTGGCAACCGCAACCGCATCGTTATCGTCAATAAACATTGCACCAGAGAAAGCCATATACCAATATCTCGGACATGTTCCGTGGCCGTAGCCAAGCGAACTTGGACTAAATGACTTCTTTGTCATCTCTCCATCTGCACGTTTAGTATTTCGATATGACTCATCAAGCAGTTGAGCAAATAATTCTGGATCGAAGAATTTACCAGTGTGCTTTTTAAACTTTAGATTCTTTACTATATCTCTACCCATTTAGGAGTTATACCTCACAACATATTTAAGCGCATCTACCAATTTGTCTATGGACTCTTTTACAGAATAATATATATTCTTTTTATTATTGTTTACTGTTCCCGCTTTGTCCTTAGCAATTGTAGAATATACAGATGCAAGCACTGCAAACTTTGTTGACATTGCCTGAAGCTCCATAATTAAATGTGGTGCTTTTGCTGATGGCACATCAGGATTCATTAATAATTTTACCACAATTGAAAGAGCTCTGTCTAAGTGTTCATCTTTCATAAACTCATGCAGATCATTGAACTCTGTGATATCACTAATTAACTCAAGAGTATTTTTATCTTCAGCCATTCTTTATCCTCTTATCCCACTTATCTAGGAATAGCCCCATAGGGTATCCAATTACAAAACCAATCATTAATCCAATAAGGAATGCTGTCATGCGAATGCCTTTTGAACTAACGCATATCCCATCCATAATCCAACAATACCCATTAGGCCAGCAAATACTGGTGGGGCAGGGATAGGCAGTTTGAATATGCTAAATACTCCACCTACTGCAACTCCAGTCAGAGTTGTATAGATAAGTTCTTTCATTAAAATGGAACCTCTGCTTCTGCAATATCCCATTTAGCGGGTGCTGACCATGAGTTATCAAATGCTGGAGTAGATTCTTTCTTTGATAAAGACCATGTAGTTACTGCAATTGTGTCTGCATTTACATCATAAGATGTACGGCTATTTCCTTCTTTGTCTTTCCAAGCCTCTTCATAAATCTTACCTACGATAACTACTTCTTGGCCCTTCTTTAAAGTAGCAATACTTTGTTCCGCCAAACTCTTCCACGCCTTAACGGTCCACCAAGATGTATCTTTATCATCCCAGCTACCTGTTGAGTCATTCTTTACACGGTCATTAGATACAATACGTAGTCTAACTCCGCCTCCATTAAGCTTAACTGGATCTTGTCCTACTCTGCCAACTATTGTAATTGTTGGATTAGCCATTGTTATTTTCCTCCCAGAATGCGATCAAGTCTTCTAAGACTGACCACTCAATGATCCCAAGACGAACCTTGGAATCCTCACCGATA